TCTCTTCCAGCTTTTCTTTCTTCTTCTGTTTGTCCTTGCATACTTTTAATGATTTCTATCTTTTTATCTTCATTGTCCTGGACTTGTTGCCTTTGTTGAGAGTAGTGTTCATCAAATTCGGCAAGTGTTTTTGCTTTTTCTTCTTTACTCATCGTTTCATTTTGATTTAGTTGTTCAATTAGCTTAGCTCGTTCCTCTTGATGCCTTGTATCCAGTTGTTCAAGAATCATTTTGCTCATTTCTTGATATTTCGTAACAACATTAGCAATGTGTTCATCGGTTACTTCTTCGTTTCCAGTTGCCATTTGCATTAATAAGGTATTTGAGTCTTCTTTTAATTTGTCGTATTCACTTAATATCTTCTGAGTGGATTCGGAGACCTTCCCCGCAAAAATATCACTCTTGATAATTGGTTTATCCATTTCTTTATCTAGAGCAATAAATCCAGCCCCTAATCCCACTAGGCCTATAGTAGTTAATCCTACGGGTCCTGTTAATGCTCCTAATACCCCTGTTAATCCTGCTCCTGAACCAAGCAAAGGGATAAGTGGACCTACGGTTTTAGCTAGAGACCCAATTCCTGTTGTCAAAGCACCTACACCCATTAAAACGGGACCTGCTGCAGCTCCTACCCCTGCAATGGCAAGTATTGTTTTTTGGGTTTCTGGCGACATATCTGCAAAAGCACCCGTTACACTCCCTATTGAAGTTGCTACTTTAGGTAATACATCTTCAGCAACATCAAGAAGAACTTCGCCAACAGGTTCCATGTCTTCCACAAAGTCTCGCCAAACCTTTGTTGCACGAGTACCTAAATTATCTCGAAGAGCATCACTTGCCTTTTTAGTTGCACCTTCAACATTTTTCAGCCCTTTACTCGCATCTAACATGGCATTAAATGCTTTCTCACCAAGATCTTCGAACTGTGTTCCAAAAAGCCCTACAGATGCTGCGTTCCTATCGCCTTCATCTTTTGTTTTCTTAAGGGCTTTAATAACTTTACCAAAGGCTTTTTGGGCATCTTCGCCACCATTATTAAATTGCTTTGTCATTTCCTTAGCATTTAACCCAAGAGCCTTGTATGCTTCTGTACTGGACTTAGAACCGTCTTTAGCACGCAAAGAGAATTCTTTCATGGCATCGCCGACTTTATCTAGTTGGAAAGCCCCACCTTCTGCTCCAGCTTTAAACTTGGCGAACATATCATCAGCTGTCATTCCAAATTCGGAAAAATAAGTGGAGTACTCAGAAACACTATCAAGAAATTCCCCGCTAAAATTCAGGTTATCTTGGAAGCCCTTTGTTAAGTAATCCATCGCTTCAGTTGCAGACATACCGAACTGTTCCATCATTACCTTCACAGCTCTTAGGGCTTCTTGTTGGTCTCCCCAACCGCGACTTTCAAACAGTTCTAAGCCTGCATTAACATAAGAAAGATCAACCTCACTCAATTCACCTAAACTTTTGGTAACACCAGCTATTCTAGTGGAAACTCCCTCGATACTATCTCCAAATCCATCTTCCCAAAGGTCTTTAGCAACCCCATGCAATTCCTTTGCTTGTTCTTTAGACAATCCTAGTTCTGCCTGTATGACACCAGAAGCCTTATCAAACTCGTATGCGACTTCTCCTGCTGCTTCAGCTGCTGCAAGTAATGGTGTGGTTAAACCAACAGTTAGAGATAGGCCGGTACTCCCCATCTTTTTACCAATATCAGTTGCAGTTTCTCCAGCTCTATCCATAGCTTGACCCAGTTGAGTCCATCCTGACTCCGCCCGTCTTTGTTCCTCTCTTAACTCAGTAAGAGAACGCTCAGTATTACTGATATTTCTTCTAAGATTATTTAAAGCAGCTACTTCATTGTTATAAGATCTAGCTGCCTTTTCAGCTTGTTTAGAACCTTCTCCGTGTTCTTGAACCATTTTTTCATATTCTTGTCGTGCTGCCTTTGCGATTTCCTCCTGGATTTGCATTTTACGATTTAGACCATTAAGTTTGGTTTCAAATGAAGCGACAGAACGATCTCCTCTGTCAAAAGCAGAAAGGTTGGCTTTCATTTCACTGTTTACCGTGCGTAGCCTGTCTTTTAATCCGGTAAGTCCTCGATTTAATTCAGTTGTATCTAGGCCAATGCCTATCGACATGCCCTCTATTCTTTCCATATCCTCACCCCAATTTATTTAATAAAAGGGATAGATTTATCACCTATCCCTTGCATTCTTATAATTTAAAACTACAATGCCTTAATATCAGCAAATGTTAGTTTTTCTTGTTTTTGTTGTTGGATAATCTTTTCTCCAATTTCAATAATGAAATCCTTTCTATATTCTAGATTTGAAAAGTTAACTCGCCTAAAAGTTCCAAATGGATCTTTGTAATCAACTCCTGGAACATCATTCATAGCTAAGGTTCTTATTACATAATGTTCAATTTCAAACCTTAGTTTTTCTCCATTAACATCCTCATAAATGTTAACTTCACCAATAAAGGGACTCCGTTCAACATTCAAGTTCTCTTTTATAAATCTTTTTCTCTCGCTGTCTGACAGAAAATGATGAGGTATATTTTTAAATTTAGCAAAACTAAATTTTGCTTCATCAGTAATTGGCTTCACCTTATATGGATAGGTAACCATAGGGAATTTCCCTTCAGCTTTCATTATTTGTTTTTCAAATTCAAACATATTATTTCAACTCCCCTTTTGTTACTATAGTCTCGATTAAACCAATAACTTCTTGCGTTTCTTCTACCAATTTACTTTTGCGTTTTCTACTTATGTTATTAACAAGGTATTCTGCTGTGAGAAATCCTTGTTGATCATTAAAAGTAGACCTCAAAATAGCATCAATTTGGGTTGGTACGCATTTTAATTTATCGATTTCGTGAATGTTGAGTAATAACGGTAATAAAACATCTTTTAAGTAAGGTACCTGTTTTTTTAAATCGTTTCTTAATTCCAGTAATTTTTTATTTAATTCCTTTTCTTCAACCGCAACATTTTTTTTAATCACTTCTTTGTATTCATCTGGTACCAATAGAACCGGCTGCTTACCAAATTTGATTTCTTTCTCTAACTGTTTCTCCAATTCTTCAATTTTTTCATATTCTTCTATAGAGTTAGTTTCCTTTTTACGTTTTCTCAATAAGTCAAGCTTATCTTTCCTTGTTAGTTCCTTGTATAAAGACCTTTCTTTTTCAATTGTTACTTGGATAGCTTTTCTTGATTCCGCAAAATATTGATTTACGTCTATTAATTCCATTAATAAACCTCCATTTTTTTATTTTTCCATTTGCCTTTTCCGCATTTTTTTAAGGTGTTTTTAAAACTAAAACCTTGTTAAAACCAATGTCTTAAAGCTTCATCATGACCTAGCCCCCCCTCCCCCTAATACGAGAGTGCTATCCTGAATATTTTTAGACAGTTAGGGCCTCCTACCGGTATCCAAGAGAGAATTTTTTAGTAACCCTTTAAATGGGGGGGTGAAACTAAGATGTGTCTAACCAATCCGGTAATTCTTTATGAATCTCAACCATTGGATATCCTTTTGAATGTTTTCTTGATGATGTAACCAGTCTTAAGATATGGACTCTCATCATTTGTACAATGTGCTGACTTATGGCCATCATCGCTGCTATGGTGGTGAAACACCTTGCAAAAGGTACAATAAACACTTAAATCGCCACGTTCATTTCTCTCGAAAGCTTCTAATACTGGATAGTTACTCAAAACAATTCACCTCGTTTTTTCTTGTACTCAATCAAATGTTGATTCACATAATCTCTCCACTTCTCTTGTGTGTAGTAAGTTAATGCTTCGATATGGTCAGTCATCTTCAGTACTTTCTTTTCTTGTACCAGTAGATCTATTAGCAAAAGAACATAAGGCTGGTCTTGGATGATAGCTTCTTCATATAAGTTTTCGAGTGTTTGATTTGGTGTCATCGATATACTCATAGAATGTATTCGTCTCCTTCGCAAACCGCATATTCAACGTTCCAACCTTTCCGTTCCTGTTCTTTGCTATAAGTAACTCTGTGACTCCTGGTGTCTTTGTATCTGGGTTGTAGTACTCATCTCGGTAAAGGAAGATAACTAAATCTGCTGTTTGTTCAATGGAGCCTGACTCCCTTAAGTCTGATAAAACAGGACGTTTGTTATCTCTTCTTTCAACATCACGACTAAGTTGAGCAATTACAATGACTGGTACGTTTAAATCTTTGGCCATTTGTTTTAAATCAAGGACAATGTCTTCCACTTCACTATGCCTGGATTGCTTTTTTTCCACCGACTTTATTAGGGTTAGGAAATCAATAACAACAACGTGTTTCTTATCAGGATGATTTTTAATATTTCTTCTAACCACTGCGCGCATATTTGGAACATTGTTTTCTTCTGGTCGGATATCAATGTTTAATTTGGCTAATGTACCAGTAGCTTTCGTATAGTTCTCCCAATCTTTATCATTGAAATGGCGATTAGGATTTCTCATTTTCATTACGTTTATATTGCCTTCAGTAGCGATTAAACGGTCGATAATGGCTTCTTCTTTCATTTCGATACTAAATATAGTGGCGTATACTTCACTCTTCTTAGAACCTTCAAGAGCGCTGTTTAAAGCGAAGGCGGTTTTGCCCATTGATGGTCTAGCTCCTAAGATAATTAAATCTCCACTTTGCCAACCATCTGTAATTCGATTTAAGTTTAGAAATCCTGTATCAGTACCACTCATCCCCTTTTGTGGGGTTTTGGAGTGTTCCTGCATTCTTTTAGTCAATTTCTGCTTAAAGTCCAGTGATTCTGCTACCGTATCGCCTTCTAGCTTGTTTATGTTTTGTATAAATGAAGACAGCTGCTGAATCTTGTTACTGTCTTGAGTATCCCTAAGAAAGTCATTTGCAAATTTTATAGCTGACTGAACTGAATGAAATTCGATAATACTTTTTTCGTATTTTTTAAAGGCACTAACTGAAGGAACTGCAGCAGCTAATTGACTTAATTTCTTCCTGCCGCCGAATACCTTTGTTTTACTTGTTCCTAATCGAGTTAGGTTTATTAGATTGACTTCTTCCCCAGCTTTCCTAAGTTCTTGCATTGTTCTAAAGAGTTCTCTATTTGGGGCCTCAATGAAATGCTCAGGAGTTAAATTTGTTTCCTCCATCAGACTTCCATCCAAAAGAATTGACCCTAAGAAATATTGCTCGATTTCAATTGCCAATTCATATTTGTTCATTCATATCCTCCAAGTTAATAAAGATTATCTAAATCAAATTGAGTTAGGTTATTTTGTGGTTCTGGTCTCTTGAATTTAGATTCTTTTTTAGTTAATAAATCTGTAGCCTGGTCCGTTGTGGTATTCCGCATAATACCAAGCGTGTATTTTTCGTTATGATCTTCATCATCATAAGCAGCGAGATGTTTTTTTAATGCGTAATGGACAATGACTTTTTCAAACTTGTTCCATAGCTTCATAGTTTTAGCGATGACACTGTAACTTATCTGATTGGTCTTCCTTGTTTTCTTAATCGCATTCCAGTATTGATCAATAAGAGCTTGTACTTCAGGAGAATATTGCTGCCGCAAATCTTTGATTTCGGCAATAATATTTTCTTCTTTATCATTCTTTACATTCTTGTATGTGTCTTTTTGCTGTCTTTCTGTTGTCTTTTTGTTGGCATTTTTGTTGTCGGGGTTTTCATTTTCTGATTGATAAAGTCCCCAGTTAACAACGGTTATCACGCTATATTTGTTGGTGGATTTGATGTCGATAATCTCCTGCTTTTTTAGTAAATTTATGTAGTCGCGAACAGTCGATTCATGCATCTCTAATTCTTGTGCTGCTTTCTTTCTTCCAAAGACAAATTGTCCAGGATTAACAGGTACTGCTTGTCTTCCAATAACTTGTTGGAAGTCCGAGTGACTAGCTTTCAAAAGGCAATACATAAACACTTTTAATAACTTTTCATTGCGAAAAACTTCGCTATTTAATAACTTCCTATGAACTTTTATCCAACCTTGCATATTCACCTCACCTGCTTAATTATTTTTTTGAGCCTCACTTTCTAGCCTTTGTATAATTCCGAAAATCCTTTCCTTGGTCTCATCTGATAACTCTTTTCGCAACCATTTAGAAAATGTGGAATCTGTAATACCGATATGTTCTGCAATCAACCAATGAGGTAGACCGGATTCTTTTATTGCTTTACGTATATCGAGATTTTTTTTAGACAATTGAATACCCCCTGAAACTCGTAAAAAAATTGTTGTTGTCGTTGTTGTAATCTCATTTTATAAGATATAAACTGTATTTATAAGGTATTAAAAAGGGTATGCAAAGGAGGTATGCAAAAAGGTATGCACGATACGTTTGTTTTTCCCATGGATTGTCAAGCTCACATAATGCGTTGGAATGATAAAGAAAAATTAAAGATTTTTGAATATGAAGGGAAAAGAATACTGTCTGGAATACCTAGTGGTTCAAACAGTTTTTATAATCCATTCGAGTTTGATAATTTAATTCCTGAGTTTATTCAGATGATAGAGAAGATACTAAATGGAGCAAATTTAGAAAAAAACATCAAAGAATGGCTCTTAAAGTGGGGCCCGTTATATGGAGATATGGAAAGAGATACAGTAGAAATATTTTGGGATGAATGTGCAAAGTTCTATAAACTTTGGAATTTCTATAAAGCTATTGCTAATAAAGAAAAAGGTACGGTGCTAAAAAATATTGAAATTGAAAAGAAAACAGATACTAACTACAAAATCACATTTTTTCCGGAGGATTCCTTGTTTCAACCAGCACAGTGGTTTACCGACTTGGCGGAAATGAAAAAATCCATTCCCTATATAGGAATGGATCGTGAGGAATTTGATTATAAAAAAATTCTTCCTATGAAATTAGATAAAGAACGGGATGAGTTTGAACAAATACAAGAACATTGTATGTTTTTCTTATTTACTCAAATCGAGGACTTCTTAAAAGGTGCAAATTTAACATGGGGTTCAATGTCACATGAAAAAAAAGAGAACCAATCTATCTTCAAAATTAGACCAGTTCTTCAAACAGAATATTTAATCGATACCATCTATCTTCAATTTTACATCTTGTTTTCTGAAAATGAAAAGAAAATATGTCCTGTATGTAACACACCGTTTATACCACAAAGAAAAGATAAAAAATATTGTTCGAATACTTGTAAGTTAACAGCAAAAAGCCAACGATACAGGGCTAGAAAAACATCTTAAAATACTTAATATAAAAAAGCTCCCTCTAATCTTCCTGGGAGCTTTCTTCTTCAAAAGGAACTTTAAGCAATACATTATAAGATTCAATATCAATGGCCGTAGCAATTTCTATATAAATATCCCTAATTTCTTGTTTACTAACTTCTTTACCTTTTTGTGTTTCCTTCTTTACCCTTTTCCACTCCGATTTTAAAATGACTTGTTGCAAATAGCGTAAATCGAACAAAAATAAACCTTGTTCTCTCCCATCAATAGTTGGGTTAAATGCCATTAAAGCTAATACAACTGAATTTTTCTTATCAATAACTGCTTTAGATATTACCTCAGTTGGATTTAGGAATAGTTCCATTTGATTAGACAAAAAGATTAATTCTTTCTTTAAAATTTCATTTTCACTACTTTTACCCATTAGAATATTTTGTCCCATAAGGTAAGCTGTTTTATCAAATTCACTAAATAAATCTCGAACTGTATTTATCCATTTCACTCTCTCGGCATTAATGCTATCTATATATCTATCCCCTTTAGAATTTTTTAAATTCCAGAGTGCAACAGCTAATGTTGCTAATACACCATAAAACATCACTGCTTCTCTTGATAAGTAATCCATTCTAATACCTCCTTTTCTCTTTTTTCGAATTATAAAAGCACCCTCGAAAGGATGCTCAAAAGTTATTTAAATCTCTACTTTATTACCATGGAATTTAACTATACCTTTTGATGTAACTTCACTTTCTCTTACGTCAACTGAAACATCACCTATTGTTACAATATCAGCATTTAACATTAAATTAGCTGTTTCTAAAGTAACGAATTTAGTTTCGATTGTTTCTTGTATAACCGCCTCAACCTTAACAAATCGGCTTAAATCTGTTCCGTAATCTGCAAGATAAATTATAACTTCTTGATTAAGCTTACCATCATCATCAGTCCATGTGTTTAAGATATGATTATCATATTCATAAAAGTCATGGCCGAAGATTAGTTTCCCACCTTTAGAAGCTTCAATTAAACCTGCAATATCTTCAGTATGTTGAACATGAATTTCATCTCCACCATCTTCTCTACAAAACTTTACTAACATATAGTTCACCTCCTTCCCCTTAATTATCAGAGAAAGGAAATAATTGGACAATCCTTATAATTCGACAATTACCGACAATGGTAGCAGATAACTATCAGCTAAACATTTCGGCTAAAACCGTGTGAAATTCAGGGTGATTAGTAGTTACATGATCACTAGGATTCCACGATGAATCAGTTCTGCCTTTTTTCACTTTATATTCAAATGTTACTTGATCAATACGAGAAAAGGCTGATTTTATGTTATCGATTATTTCTTTTATCGCTTCTATTTCTTGGCTTTGACTAAGTCCAGATTGTTTTGTGAATGATTCTTGGGGAGAATTCACATCTATTTTAATGTAATAATGTTCGTTATTTGGCATCCACACATCTATAGAATCATTTATCTTCCTGATTTTAATTATTACTCCATCTGATTCAGCTTTATAATCGATAGTCTCTTTGGTAAACACAAAACCAATTTGTTCTAAGTATGTTCTTAGTTCATTCATCCCAGTATTTATCATAGCTTCTCGTCTAGCTTGTATTAATTGACCTTTTTGTTGAGAGTATTTATTCATCAATTCTTTTTGTTCATTCTCAAGAGCAACAATTTCTTTTTGTTTAGCTATGTTCATATCCAGATACCTTCCTTCGGTTAGTTTGTTTTATTCAATTCTTCTAACTCTTTTTCTGACTCATATCTGCATGCCAATTCCTCTAGATAATACTGGAGTTCTTCGCCTTTGCCATGGTCCTGCAAGTAACGACCAAACTCGTTAATCAGTACTAACATAGCATCATATCTTGAAGTATCATCATCATACTCAAGAATGACTTCTTGCTTGTCTTTTTTTACACGAAATGTCTTCATGAAAAGGCTCCTTTATTAGGATTTATGGTAAAATAAACATAGATTCTTTATTTGAAGATTGGGAGATCTTCTGGCTTTTTTTATGGATGATAACGCTAATTGTGTTGTCATCTTTTTTAATTACGGATAAGTTTAAATAAACGTTCGGCTTCATAATTCCAATCCAGGTATTCCCCACCTTTTCCAAAACGTTGCTCTAATTGCTTATAAGAGATTGCATAAGCTAATTTACACTTTTCTTCCCCAGATAATTGTTTTCCGTCTTTAATGTATTGCTTTACTTGTTCCATAGCCTTAAAACCGACTTCTTGCATAATATCTTGTTCTGCTTTAATCCCTAACTTTTTAGCAGCAAGCCATACACGACCATACAGATCTTTAACTTGTTTACCAAAAAAAGATTGGTAGTGTTGTAGAGACTTAGGAACAAATTTTATGTATGGAGAACGATTAACATTTAAATGATTAATATTATGTTTTTGTTTTAAAGAGATATTGTTTTTATGGTCTGACATTTCTTCAGTAGCTTGTCTGACATTTTCAGTACAAGCAGCTGGCGCAATAACAATAGCATTGCTCGTTTGCTGCATATCACTAGCTCTTTTCATCTCATGTTGCTGAATAAAACCTAGAGATTCTAAGCGTTGACAAAGCCGTATAACGGTTCTGTCGCTTAGTCCTAACTCAGATGCTATTTTTCGCTTTCCTTTCCAGGAGACACCAAAGAAACGGCAAGAATGACGTTTTATATACTCGAGGACTAAAAGAAGATTACGTTTTACGTCTTGTCGTAAATTCATTTCAGATATTTGGTCTTTGTATTTGCGAACTGCTTCGTTTAATTGTTCTAGTGATTCAAAGCTTGATAAACTTTGATACACAGTTTCGTTTGCTATTTGCATGTCTACTTCTCCCTTTTGGGAAACAAAAAGAACGCTGCAAGTCGTATAAAAACAGTACGACAAACAGCGCTCTACAAAAATAGACAATAGTTACCTCTTGAAAAAACAAGTTTTATACCTTAAAATAAGGGCATAAAATAGTTATATCAAGGGTCTGAGCAAGTGTTTGTCGTGGGTAAGGCACGACGGACGGTTATAGAGTGCTACCAACACTACTATAACGCGCTTAGGCTCTTTTCATTTCCGGTCATTTAATTAGTTCTAATTGTAATACTATTAAACTATTTGTTCAAGAAAATAAAAAATTATGTAGCCAGGCTTCTCTATAGACTAAATATTTTTGTGAATTGTTTATCGAGAAACTCAGACATTTTACTCGCTTGAAACACCCACGTTTGCCCTTTAGATTTAGGATAGAATACAAACCCACCGTTATCTGCATCGAGCATTTTACGGAACTTACTTGGATAAAGAATGTTTTCTTTAATCCACTCACTTTTACGAGTGGTTCTTTTCTCCAGATCTTTCATAGTCCAATAAACACCTTTCAACTCATCGGCTTTCATTTCTTCAAACTCTACTTTATTAATTAAGATCATATCTTCTGGGACTGGAATGGTTATGGATACCTGAAGTTTTTGTATTGTAGTCACCACCTGTTAATTTTAAAATTTTACGCAGTTAACAGGGGAATAAAATCCCCCTTTTTAAAAATAGTAATTATGTGTTACAATCTTACTTAACATTGTTTTTAACACCGAGCCCTGTCGTTCCCAGCGACGGGGTTTACTACTTTCTGGTGAAGATTTTCCTGCAATCTATCTGTGTTTTCAAAAACCTTATTCAAATCCTTCATGCAATAATTCATCAGTTCAGATAAAATCCTTATTTCTCTAAAATGTTCCTGATAATATGCTTTTTCATCTCCTTTTCTTTGGACATCTTCCATGTCATCTCTAAGTTGATATAATTTGACCTCAATGTCAGTCAGTGTAGAAATTTTAGTGTACAAAGATTCTACGTTCCAATTTAATTCTTGAGCAATTTCTTTTACGGTTTCTAACATATGTAAGCCTCCTTATTTTTAACCTTATAGAGTTAATTATTATCTCTATAATAACAAATTTTATATTTTTAAGATAAATATGTCAATAAATTATTGTATAATTTTGCTTTAAAAAGTAAAATATAGTTAATTTATGGTTAAAGTGAGGTATTTAGACGTGGAATTGGAAAATAATATTCGTTTAATTATGGCTAAAAGAAGAATTAACAGTATAAGTGATCTGATAACAATTACTGGATTAAGTAGAAATGCACTCAATAAACTATGGCATAATGAAAATTTAGAATCAGTTAAATTAGGTACATTGATTGAAATTTGCAACAAACTAGACATAAAGCTTTCTGAACTCATCGAATTTACCCCTGAAAACTACAACAAATAGTCCTTATATATACATAAATTCACTTTTTACATAAAAAAACCGCGCATAATTCTGATTAGGCGCGGTTTTTCTGGCCCCCTTAAAACTTTTTTTACTACGAATCAGGAACGATTGGGCACTTTATGTAGCAGGATTTCAGTTTTTCCAATAGAATTATAAGTTATAACACCGTTACAACTGGGAGGTAACGTTATGACAGATGATATAAAAGATGAGCACATCATTATGAGTCCTAGTGAAGTGGCAACATTACTTGATATAAAGGAATCGACATTGAGGAAGTATGCTTTATTACTGAAGGACGCAGGATATCACTTCGATGTGAATGAGAAAGGTCAACGATGGTATTACAATAGAGACGTTATAGCTTTTAAGAAATTAATGCAGTTCAAATCTAGTCCTGATATGACGCTTGAACAGTCTGCAAATGCAGTAGTGGCGTGGTTTAATCAATCTAACGTGTCGCTATCCATTACAGAGAAAAACACTGAAAATAGGCGTTATGACGACGATATAAAAGAGCTAAAAGAGATAATAAATCAGCAAAATAATTTGCTGTTAGAATTGGCTAAAAAGATGGATCAACAACAAAAATACATAGATGAGCGATTGGAACAAAGGGATCAAAAGCTTATGGAATCATTGAGGGAAAATCAAGAAGTAAAAAAAGCATTGCTTTCAATAGCAGCTGCTCAGGAAGAGAATAAGAAAAGTTTCTTTGGTCGCTTATTTAAGAGATAAATGTTTTTTTGGACAGATAAACGTACTAATTTATATACGGAAAACCTTATACCTAAGATATACAATTGTGATACAATACAGGAAAGCACAGGAACGGTTGGCAATCAAATCCTCCAAAGATTGGGGGTGAGATTATGGATTTGCCAACAGCAACGTTTATGGTATTACTGATCGGATTGTTTTTGCAAATTAATGGCACAAAAAAGAAGTAATCTACTATGTCGACCAAAACAAGGGTAGATTACTTCTTTTACCGAAAAAATTTCACTTTTAAAGATTGCTAATACAATCCTTGTGCTTTAGACCTTGGTTGCCGCCATGGTCTTTTTTTTTATTATCACCTTTAAAATAAAGGATAATACATTACCATACAGGATATTCCACTACCGCGTTTGATAACGCAGTAACACGTATGATTATACGTGTTATAAGTAGTATAACATACCTTCCATCATGGAAGAAACGAAAATAAGCGAAAAGAAACGAAAGTAAACGCGTGAAAATATCCATTTATCCAAAGGGATTTCATGTAATTTTAAGTTTTAAATTAGACTTAACCGACGCAAAATTGCGCTGATTGTTCCCCCTTAAAGAAGTAATGAATCGGCTAAATGTCTGAGATTGCATTACTTTAAAAGGTAATAACGATGAATCTACACCGTAACGCTGATCAGATAGTATCAAAACGTGTGGAAATACCTTTATATCAGCAGTTTGCCAGGCTTCTTGTTCAATTACTTTGCTATCATATAACGCTGTATAACGGTTAAGCTTATCCTGCATTTGCTTTTCGCTGTATACAGTCTTTTGGACTTCAATAAAGAATGGAGTTTTACGGATTATACAGAATATATCTGGCTCTGCAGTACCTTTATTTCCATACTTCGGTTCGACTAAAAACATATCGATTTCTTCCTGGCTTAATATTTCTTTATAAACGTTCAAGATAGCAAGGAAATGACCTATCTTCGCACTGTTCTTTTTCATGTTCACTTCTGGACCAAAATAAACGTAAGGAACAAAGGCTGTAGATCGTTGTATGTGTCCTTCTCGTAATAACCTCAAAAGAACGTTATTTGCTGCATATTTAGGGTTCTTTAAGCCTTTGAAATGTAGTTCTGCAATAGAGTCTCTATCCATTACCCTAAAACGATTTAAATCCTTAATGATGGCTCTATCCCTAGATGTTAGTGTCATTTCAATCCCCCATTAAATATGTCATTTTCACTGAATTCTTCCTCATTTTCCTTAGAAGCCTTTGAATGCCCTGAAAATCGATTTTTCCAACTGCTGGACTTATAGGTCTTTAAAATTTTTTCAGCTGCCTTTTCAGCCAAATATGGTGCTTGAATTTCGGTTAGTTCGTCTCTCTTTAATAAAAATCTTCCTGGAGTATCCCTAGAAATTTTTTCACTTCCTGGAGTTCCGATAATCCTCGAATTTGCAAGGTCAGTTGTTCTAAATCCCATTCGAACAGTTAGCAAAGAACGGATTTTCGTATCTAATATGTCATGTGATGGTCGTTGTAATGACAAAATGTTATAAATCCCTAGTGCGCGTCCTAATGAATCAATTTGAATTAGCATGCTTTTTATATCTTTGTTATCCATGACCATAACGATTTCATCTATAGCTAAGACTATATACGGTACTCTTTTATCAGGTGGTAAATCGTCAATGTGCATAACGCCTTCTTCATTGAGTAACTGGCTTCGCTTCAGCATTTCTGAGTATACGTGTGTCAGCATATCAGTTAATTCTTTCGGGAAAATACATATACTTTGAACATGTGCGATACCTTTGAATAAATGAAACTCTGACATCTTTAAATCACCTAAGTAAAGGTGTAATTCCTCAGGAGTTTTATATTGTATAAGGGTTGTTATAACAGATCTCAACTGAGTACTTTTACCACTTCCAGGTTCACCAGATATAAGTGTGTTTGGTTCTGTTTTTGCGTCGAATGCTATCCAGTTACCGTTACGGTCTTTACCACATACAATAGGTACTTTCATCCCTGATATAACGGGTGATATGTCGTTGTATTTATAGGTAAGCTCTGCTTGAATTGCCTGTAAATAAACGATTAAAGAGAATCTCTTATGGTCTCCATCTATTTCAATATTGTTGCCGAAATGCTGTTTGAAGACAAATTCCTTTTTCGTCACTTCTTTAGGATCCATTCCATTCAAAAGAGTAAAGATAAATGTAACGGTTTGTTGTTCTTCGTCTGCAAGGATTTTGTGTATTTTGGGAAATCTTTTGTTATTTTCTAAAGGAATATATAATCCTGCGTTCTCAAATGCTTTTCTAAGCTCCATTTTCGCCTTCTGGTGCCACCAAAAATTTCTAACCACACTTAACATCGTTTCACCTCAAAGACTCGTTAGAAGCCAAAATATAGCTCCAAAACCGATCATAGGTAACGCTAATTTAGTGATGTTATTTAGAACTAAAGCGATATCGGAATAAGAAAGTATGGATTCAGTTATTGCGATTAAAGTTACAGTACATCCAGCTGCAATGAATATTAGAAATGTGGGGTCGGATAATGGAAAAAAGGATGCAATAGTTATAGGTGGGAAAAATGAGTATATATTTGTTAGTGGAGATTGTTCTTTAGGTTGGGCTGGCGGGCTCATAAATTCCCTAAATGAAATAGTCTCCTTTTTGTGTTTTGAAAGTATCAAAATAACGCCTCCTAAAAGTATGAAGTATGGATTTTTGAACGCATTCTAATCCTTGTGGTTGCTGGTTTTATCTCAACACCCTTTCGATTTAACAGTCAGGTGCAACCTAGGGTCTCGACCAAACATGAGACCACAGTGCCGACCTGGGGTCTCACTCTCCAATGGCGCACTTATACACTCTGTAGTGTTGTGCTATCTATCGATCGTTGCGCGGCATTTTTATTTTGGTTTCCCCCTCGCGCTCTTCCTTCCTTCTTCGTTTGCTTCTCTCTTTTAACAAGTGTGAGTTTTCTTTTAAAAACTTCATTTCTTCTTGTACAAGTGGACTTAGGTTAAACAGTTGATAATCTTTTAAAAAATCAAATTAAAACATTAGTTAATTCCGTTTAAATTGTTTTTCTACTGTTTTACAACTGTTTTGCTTTCGTGTTAATAGCCTATGCGATGCTGCTTGTCCACGTTTCCTATTTTTTGTATAAAATTAAGTATTTTTTTTAGGAAAGTGGGACATTACTGGAACATCATATTAGAGTTGGAGGATGATTAGCATGTTCGGGATAGGTAAAAAAAGAAGTAAATTAGGAAAGTGGTTAGACAAACGAGGAATAACTCAGACCTGGCTAGCAAACAAATCGGGTTTGAACAAAAATACAATAAATAAACTGACTTCTGGAGATTCTAGTGCTGCACCTAATGTAGCTACTATCCGAAAGATTTTAAACGCTCTACGTGAAGTAGATCCTCGAGTAAAAAGTGATGATTTTTTTGATTTGTAATTACCCTTTAGTCCAATGTGAAACATTATTAAAAAAGTGCCCACTTTGACACCTGAAATTGCAGGGTGTATAAGTGGGCACTGTCGGATTTTAATTATTTACCTAGCTGGTAATTCATCATAGTGAAATTGGTTGCCATCTGTTTACTTACAATATCGGTAACTTCTCTTCCGCTTATATAAGTGTTGTTGTCTTTTTGTAATAGTTGCTGCAAGATAATGTTTTGTTTCAATGTGGCATCTAAGTGTTGCATTGTAGCATCTAAAAGTTGTTTCATCATTCCAGAATCATTATTGCTGCTATTTACTGTCGGTAATTGCCCTGGACGTTTGTTTCCTTGTATTTGTTTACCTGCCAAGGCTAATAGCTTCATAGCATCTGTTCTTCTGCTTGGATCTGTTGGAATGACGAATTCAGGCCATCCACCTTCAGCTAGCTGATACATTCCAGCAGTGTTGATTAAACCACCAGTCTCATATCCAACACCTCGATATGCCTTTTCTAAGCTGCCATATCTTGAAACTGCATACCTAATTGATGCAAGTATGTTGGACATAGGATCATAAATATCTGAGTTATATCCTGGCATTGCATAAGCTTTAAATGTAGGGTCAATAACCTGCATCAAACCTTTTGATGGAGTTCCTCTTTTAGCATTGATATCCCAAAGGTTTATTGCTTTAGCATTACCACCTGACTCAGTTTGCATCTGATAAAGCAACCTATCTAAATTAGTCTGGCTATATTGTTTAGTAAGCATCAAGGCTTTAGTAGCAATACCTGCCCATTGCTGGACTCCAGCTCCACCACCTGAAGAACTTCCCATATCTCCAAACCAATTGTCCCATGTATCTTTAATCGAATTCTTAGCAAGGTCTCCAATCATTGATAATGGATTGCCAGTTTGTTTATTTAACCAATCAGGAAATATACTGTCTTTCAAACTAAATTTATCTTTTGCGAAATCCCAAACTGCTCCAGCACCATCAAGGAACAAATCAAAGTAATCTCCAATTCCATTTGCATACCCAGGAAAACCATAGCTTTTTAGCATTTGTTCAGTTTGCTTATTCGGAAGAACAGCAGTACCAATTGGTAAATTTGAATGGTATTCAGGACCTTTTGTCCCTAGAAGTGTAACTCCTTTTCCTGGAACAAAAGCCAGTTCTCTTCCTTCCTCACCAACAATTGCTGGTCCGCCTGGATGTCCGGTTGAAGGCGTACCTATTGCATAAGTAGCTTTTAATTCTGCATCCTGCCTTTGTAGCTTTTGACGGTTATTTTCAGATACCGAACCTCTCTTGGGAATCGGATCTTTACCGAATAAATCTAAAATCCAGTTCCAAGCACTAAGCACACCATTATACATAGTATCCCAATCGCCTAATACTTCTCCTGTTTCCCAATTGACTGCATCTACATGCTCTCCCGCTTGTTCTTGAGCAGCTTTTATTACAGAAGTATGCTCATCTTGAGCAGTCGATACTGTTTTATCTCTTCGACGCTCTGCATCTGCAATTAAGGTGTCAGCAGCTTCTTTTGAAATGCTACCAGTTACGTCACGGTCATATGTTATTGCTGCTATTTCCTCGTCAGCTTTTTTATTTGCTTGTTCAATAACTTTATCAGTTGTCTCTTTTGAATCAGCAACGTAGTTTGCAGCTTTTTCTGCGGAAATAATACTAGCTTCAGCGCTAAGATTCTTCTGTATAGTAAGGTACTCATCTCGCGTTTTTGCTGTATTCTCCAACATTACTTCATCGTTAGTTAGATCAATTTGTGCAATTCTTTCTCTTCCAGCTTTTCTTTCTTCTTCTGTTTGTCCTTGCATACTTTTAATGATTTCTATCTTTTTATCTTCATTGTCCTGGACTTGTTGCCTTTGTTGAGAGTAGTGTTCATCAAA